GCGCGCTATTTTTTATTAAAATAGAATCATATCATCAAAAAATTCCTCTTTGCTCGGATTATTTTTATTTTCTTCCTGAATATGAGTCTCTTTTTCTATAAAATTTCTAATATCATTTTTTGCATCCCACACTCCACCAGTTCCGTCATTTTTAGGTCTTTCTTTTTGAGTATATATTTCGCATAGGCCAGAGTGGTTCAAACATTCTACAAATTTATCGTACATTCCGCCGGACTCATAGAGTTCAATTTTTTTTAAGCTCTCTGCAAAATATCTTGTTCGATATGACATTTTATTATTTTCACCCCAATATAGATTAGTGAATACAATCCTCTCCTTTCCTTCGCTATCCCATATTTTTACCTTAATTCTAGTCATATTTTCATTATTTCTATCTTTAAGAACCTGGCCGTACTTGTCTGTATGGTTATATTCAATCAGTTCAAATGGATATATGCCATCAGGAATTAATGGCGGTTTACTCATTTCATTTGCTTGTTGTTTGTTTAGTGGTTTATAACTCATGCTGCTTCTCCTTTTAATTTAGAATTAAGATGCTCTATACATTTTTGAATTTTTTCTTTATCCATTGTTTCAAATGTCTCTGTTTTGGCGCTCATCTTCCATTTTTGAACTGTCTCATCGGATATTTTAAGTAGTTCTATTAACCTGTTTATCTCATTTACTTGATCCACACTGGCTAATTCAAAAACTTTAGCCTCTCTTGCAAAAATTTCCCGTCCGAATAAATTTTCTATAACTTGGTAGCCATCGTCAAAATCCAGCGTATCGCCCGTCTTTAATTGGGTGTAACGAGATTTTTCTATAAAAAGCTTTCTTGATTTACCATACAGGCGCATATTAAGGACAGACCCAAGTGAATAAGCCATTTTTTCATTGACATCATACGTCTTGCCCGCATCTTTATTGTCAATAAACTTTGATTTCTCATGAGCAACAACAATCACGTTCATATCAAGACGACTTAAAAGCATACCAAGCTGAAAAGTTAATCTTTTTGCTTTTGCAAGATTAGCGCCGAATTCTGTTCCTTCTGCATTAGGGCTTTTTTGAGCTAGCCTTTCTGCTTCCATTTGAGCAAGCCATGCGTAGGGAAAAGAAACGGAATCAATAATAACTGTTTTATAATTATGTTTGATAGATAACAAGTCCTTTACTTCTTTTATTATTTCACTCATTTCAGTCAAATAAATAAGATCGCCGTTATTTTTTTTTATCATATTGACAAAATGCTCATAATCCTCAAGACCTTCCGTATCAATATAATAAGAATCTGGAAATGAACAACAAAAATGTGTTTTCCCAGCGCCTTTGTCCGCATATAAAAGCGCTTTAAACCTAGATTGATTAACCTCGGGTTTTTTAGCTCGCAAAGCCATATTTCTACCTCAATAATTACTCATTACAATTAAACATAAATAAATCAATCCAAAACAAACTGATCCCAATACTATATTTTCAATATAACGGAGAGGTTTTTTTAAGCGCGAATCCATGTCGTTTCTCCATTGTCCTTGTGTTGATAGGGTTTTAGACCTAGCTCGAGATTTTTTTCAGTTTCAATGATTGGAATACGTTCGTTGTAGAGTGCTTTTATTTTATTTGAAAGATATTTCTCGGCATTTTTACGCATGGTTTCGGCAAGCTCTAAAGCTTCTTCGGTGCATCCACTAAAAATAAATTTTCTTAGCTTATCAATTGTAACGTCAAGATCATCTGATTCAGAGATACATTCAAAAGCATCATTTTGATTCAGTGTTTTGATATGAAGAGCTACAAGATTATGTTTATAATTTTGAGGTAATTTTTCGTAAGAGGGATAGCCTTCAAGTATATAGTCATCAATCTCTTTGAAGAAGTTTTGTTTAATGTGATTCATCATAATCCGCCCTCCTTGGCGTATAAATAATCGACCCACTTATCTAAGTCCTTTAAAAGGCTTATAATCCTTGGGTCTCTCTCTAGGTCTTTTAAAGGCGGCCAGCAGCCTTTTAGCTGTAGAAGCTCCGCTATCAGCTTGTATGCTATAGAAAAGCATTGCTTTCTAGCAAATGGTTGTTGTACATTACACGTACCCATCTTGAACCTCAAAAGTCATGTTATTGGGGAACACAGGACAGGGGTTGCCGCCCCTGTCTAGCATTTGTTAGTTATTTTTTCTTAATTTCTCTCTTTTTTTCATTTTCAATAAACTCTTTTATGGCAAGTCTCACTGCATCACTTATTTTTATATCTCTTTTATAAGCTATTTTTCTAATGGCTTCTCTTGTTTTCTCTTCTACTAAAATATGGATGCTTTTATCGTACATCACTATTTCCCTATCTTCTTTTTATGTAATAATTACAGGATTACATATTACTATTAAATAAAAAAATAGCAAGAAAATTTATCGGATTTATTATATATTGATTATATTTTAATCTAATTAAACCCGTTGACTTTATTTGTAAAACAGGCGAACATTTCGACCCATGACTTTGAAAAAGGCCATATTCATTGGCTCAAAGTCTTTGGATAATAATTAAACAATAACTTATTTTTATTACGACAACGGATTGTTGTACAAGGAAATGGTCATGGGTGAGGGAAAAATACCCGCTTGCAGTGTTATACCTTCTGACGGGAGCGACACTACAAGCGGCCTAAACGAAAACGAGACGAAGGTTAAACCTTTCGCAGCCTCTCGTCAAGCACAATCTGGTAATAAATGTGGCCATGACCCTAAAAAACACCGTTTCTACAAAAAGCCCGCCCACCAAAAAAGACGTTTTCACGTTATTGAGGAAAGTATCAGGCGTGTTAAAAGAAACCTTGCATCTCCTTTTGAATACCCTGTGTTTAATCAACTTCTATATAATCAAGCCAAGGGCAGAAAAATTCGATCGGAGGCACAGGAGGCTGGCCTAGCTTTATTGCTCCCCGCGATAGCCGATACCGTTAACCTGGTGCGCATGGAGCTTGGTTATTGGGAAGGAAACCAATTCATAAACTACAACTACAACAAGTATGTTGAATTGACAGGCATGTCTAAAATTAGGGTAGGCAGGCACATGCGCGCCTTACAAAAAAGAGGGATTATTGACGTTAAGAACATTGTTGAGGTTCTGGATGATGGATACCGTACTGAAAAAGTCATTATCACAGTATCAGACAAACTATTTGCGCTCTTAGGGTTGGATAAACAATACCTTGAAGATCGTGAAAGAGCGATTCGCAATAGAAATAAAATTGAAAGTCAGATAGATGCCAACGAGAAATACCGAGAACTTTATAGAGCAAGAAAAGTGAACGCTGCTATTAAACAAACAAAAGATGCTTTGAAAGAACTCGGTAATCATTTAGTCAAAAAATTACCGTCCTTATCAAAAGGCAATGGAGAGGCAATCAAAAACGCTATCAGCAACCTTCTTTCTAAAGGTTATTCAATCCAAGATGCAACGCAAATAGTACGAATGCAATACTACCCTCCACCGTAAGTCTATTTTTTGACCGCCGGTAGCCACTCCGATGGATAGCTACGTTCAATACCTATTCATAACCATAAACACATCAAAAATAACGTTCTTTTAAGCCATTTTCCCTACTTATACCATATTTTTCCACAGATTTTGTGGATAAGTGTTTTCATCCATTTAATAAGTGATACTACTTATACGAATATAAACGTAAAGAATAACAATAGGTTTTATTTGATATTTTTTAAAAAATGAATACAATATAGCCATATTGGTCAAGGAGAGACCTCATGGAAGAGAAAAAAAGTTTTTCAATACCCATGAAATGGGTAGACCGAATTTTTGATATCATGGAAGAAATATACAAGGAAAAATGGACTCACTGGCATGGAGCTGAAAATGTGAAAGGACTTTACAAAATGGTATGGTCTCACGGGTTATGTGGTCTAACGACTGATGAGATAAAAAATACCATTACCCTACTAAGAAATTCTAGCTACAGTATTCAGCCTCCTCTTGTCACTGATTTTTACAATTACGCAAAAGGGATAACAAAACCTATTCATAGAAAGTATGTCCCTGACATAAAAGTAAACAAAGAGTTAGCAAAACAAGCTATTGCCCAGATAAAAAACAACCTTCATGGGAAAAGATCAACAGTTGTATTTTAAAATGGATTTTATGAAAACACGATCATTTAAATTGACCCATAAGTTTAAGGCAAAACCTGTTAAAGATGATAGCCATCATTTTCCATCTCAACTTGAATGGAAATTTTATCAGCATCTCCTTTTACTGCAAAAATCAAATCTTGTTTTGTTCTTTCTAAGACAAGTCCCTTTTCATCTGCCAGGCGGTGTTAAATACATCGTTGATTACCAAGTATTCAATACAGATGGAACAGTTCAGTTTATTGATGTGAAAGGGGTTGAAACATCAGAGTTCATTTTAAAAAAGAAATTGGTTGAGGAAACTTATCCTATTGAAATAAAAGTCATTAAAAGAGGAGATTTTTAATCGTTTAATAATTAGTCAAAAAGTTCTACGTAGAACATTCATTACTAGGGAAGGTAAAATGAGAGCAAAAAAAATCTTTAGCATTTATTTTGAAAAAAGATTAGACCATTGGGCCAGATGGGTAATCAATATTAATCATGGATGGGTTGGTTATCCGTCTGAGTCATCTATTACTTCGTTTCATAAAAATGAGTTAGACCATAATAGAATTAAAACATCCTCAATACCTTTCTATGATCCATTGGCGGAAGAAGTTAATGTAGGTATTAATAAGATGCGAACGGTCAATCCTCTCTACACAGATGCTGTCTATTCTTGCTATACCACTCGAAAACCTCCGAAAGAATTGGCAGAGGAACGAGGAATATCCGCAAGGACATTTCGAGAGAGGTTATTTAATGCAAAGTGCTGGCTTGAAAAAAATCTCAATTATAGCTTGTAAGTACCGCCATTTATTGTAGAATAAGTATATAATTGCATATACTTAAGACTACTCTCCTTTATTGTTATTTGTGGAACCCGTCTCTTTTACAAAAATAGACGGGTTTTTTTTTAGGGATTTTTATGAAAACGGATAAGAAAATTTTTGCGATTGCCATCTTGTTAAATTTAATAACATTAGTATTACTTTTTACATGGGTAAAGTATTCCTCTGGTAGAATGGATAAAATCGAAGAAAACTTGTTCTATGTCCAATCCCAAGCTAACGAAACTGATAACGAAATTGACCTACAAAATTACAAGCAAGAATCTATTAATAGTTATTTGTTAAAGCAAGAAAGTAATTTTTATATATCCATTGAAAATATTTTTAATGATTTAAACAAAAAAACCCCTGCTAAGATTAACCATACTGAAAATATTTATATTTATTTTCCTGTTATAGTTGGTTTTCCTGAAGAATAAATAAAGTAAAAGAACATGCCTAAATTTGGAAAAAAATCTTTAAATCAATTAGAAACATGCCATAGTGATTTACAAATTTTATTTAACGAAGTGATTAAACACTTTGATTGTGTTGTATTAGAAGGACACCGCAATCAAAAAGACCAAGATGCTGCGTTTGAAAAAGGGAATAGTAAATTAAAATGGCCGAACGGAAACCACAATAGTATTCCAAGTTTAGCAGTAGATGTTGCCCCTTATGATCCTCCCACAACTGTGAATTGGAAGGACATTAAACGGTTCTATTACTTTGGTGGTTATGTTCTTGGAATTGCGAGAATATTAAAGGATCAAGGTAAGATTACTCATTCGATTCGCTACGGTGGTGATTGGGACATGGATACAGATATATCAGACCAAACATTTAATGATTTAGTACACTTTGAGTTGGTAGCCTAATGGATTTATCAGGTCTAGGAAAAACTGTAGCGAAATATGCCCCATTATTAGGTGCTGTATTGCCTGTTCCTGGTGGAATAATGATAGGACAAGCCATTGCACAAGCATTTGGTGGAGACGTTAAAGACACACCTGATCTGATAAAACGCATAGAGAATGATCCAGAAGCGGTAATTAAATTAAAACAAATAGAAAGCAACGAACGTATAGAGATTGAAAGACTGGCAGTAGAAAGAATACGTACTGAAAGTGAAGACCGTAAGAGTGCTAGAAATCGTGAGATTCAATTAGCCGATAAGCTTCCAGGTCAGATTGCCAAGATTTTATTGATTGGTTATTTTGGTTTAATATTCTTTTTGATGTATTCGATACGTGTAGGTGCGATCAGTCCAGTTGAGCAAGAGATTGTAAAGCAAATTATAGAAAAGCTGTCACTTGCTGTCATGCTCGTGCTTGCTTATTACTTTGGTGCATCTTATAAAAATATTTAAAAAGTATAGATCGTCTTATGCCTAGAGACTATGTTATTAAAAAAGATATAGGAAAATCTCGTAGCGAAATAGCTAAACGCAATAGGAAAAAAACATCGTGGGGAAAATGGAATGATTCGCTTTTTAGTAAAGGAATAGAAAATGGATATAGGCGAAGCGATCGGCGAGATAAAGAAATCGGGCAAGCTAAGACGGAAAATATGGACACCTAGGACTTATATTCATATTGGTGATCGAACAGATCAAATAGAAATAAGTAAGGTCGTCACTGAAAAATATTCGTTTACGCAGTCTGATTTGCTTGCCAATGATTGGGAAGTGATAAATGATAAGGGATAATCATGAAAGAAAAGAGACCTAAAGGGAAACCGCCAATAGAGATCACGCCTGATATGATTTCTAAAGCTGAAAACTACGCTTCCCGTGGTCTGACCAAGGAGCAGATTGCTCATTGCCTTGGTATGGGTTGCTCAACTTTGTTTGAAAAGATCAATGATTATCCAGATTTAGCAGACGCTTTAAAAAGGGGTAAGTCAAAAGGTATTGCTATGGTTGCTGATAACCTTCTTAAAAATGTTGAGAATGGTAACGTAACTGCACAAATATTTTTTCTTAAATGCCAAGCAGGATGGAAAGAAACCATTGAAGTTCAAAATACAGGAAAAGATGGCGAAACACTACCCTCACCCCAAAACGTCACAAACATTATGATAGATGAGCGTATAGCTCAGATGATTAAGCCTAAAGATGAAAAATAAAAAGTATGATTGAGATTTGTAATAGTAAACGATATTAGGAAGTGGCTTGATGGCCGAAAGGATAGGCGGCGGTCTGCAACACCGTTCATGATGGTTCGAGTCCATCTCAAGCCTAGCCTATTTTTAAATCGCTATAAAAATACTGCACCGCTTGATAAGATAAAAAATATAGGGGATAGGGCACTGTATGAAATTCAAAGTAGGCGATAGGGTTGCGGTTTATCAATATAATTTAGCTTATTATCAGCATACTGAAAAAGGAACTATAATAGAACTTGTAGGAGAATGTGCTGTGAAAGTTGAGTTAGATAAGTATCCTAACACATACGACAACATAGTAGTTCATCACAAACAATGCCGCCGTCTGGTGAAGAAGAAAAAGGAACGCAAATTTACTACGAATAAAGAATTCGTAGATTTGGTTTTTAAGTTAGAGGAAAGGGTTAGAGATTTAGAAGAAAATATTAATGTTTTTAGTTTCAATAATTCTAAAATAGATGATTTAGAACTTCAGTCAAAATACCTTTATACATTTTGCAGGGATATTGAAAAACGGATAATGGATGATCCAACCAAGCACAATAAGTGAATATCACACGCTCGTCATCAATCTCTCGCATTGCAATGAAACTGAAAAGATAAAGATCGTTCGCTATCTATGTCGGACTGATCTCTATTTTTTATTGTGGTGGGCTTTTGGCAGACGCGATGTAGAGCATCCTTGGCTCCTTGCAAGGTGTAAAGAAGTACAGATGAATCCTGATGGGTACTTGGACTTATGGGCGCGCGATCATTACAAGTCAACGATTATCACCTATGCCAAAACTATACAGGATATTTTAGCAAGTCATGGTGATGATCCACTGCCCAGGTGGGAAGGGTTAGAGCCGACTTTCGGCATATTTAGTCACACAAGACCTATCGCAAAGGGGTTCTTGCGGCAGATTAAAAGGGAGATGGAAGGAAATGGACTTCTTAAATCAATGTTCCCAGATGTGTTATGGGAGTCTCCGCAAAAAGAGGCACCCAAATGGTCTGAGGACGATGGACTGGTTGTAAAGCGTAAAAACAATCCTAAAGAAAGCACCGTGGAAGCCTACGGCTTGGTAGAAGGTCAACCGACATCTAAGCATTTTAACGTACTGATATACGATGACGTTGTGACCCAAGCCTCGGTGTACACACCCGATATGATGAAAAAGACCCTGGAGTCGTGGGAGATGTCCACGAACTTAGGTTCAAAGGGATCAGTCGCGCGTTATATCGGTACACGCTACCACTTTAATGATGCGTATCGAGAGATTATTAAACGAGGTGCGGCTATTCCTCGCATCTATGCGGGTACTCACGATGGCACGATGGAAGGGAATCCAGTCTTTAAGACTAAAGAAGAATTAGCGGAAAAACGGCGCAACATGGGGCCTTATACTTTTAGCACCCAGATTCTTCAAAACCCATTGGCGGATGAAACCCAATCACTTAAACGTGAATGGATCAAGTGGCACGGGGGGACAGACGGCACAGGGATGAATAAGTACTTATTGGTAGATCCTGCGAATGAGAAGAAAAAGACGAGCGATTACACGGCAATGTTTGTTATCGGTTTAGGCGAGGACAATAATTACTATGTGCTGGATATGGTCAGAGATCGACTTAATTTACTGGAGCGTGTTAATTGTCTTTTTAATTTACATCGAAAGTGGAAACCACTGGCTGTAGGGTATGAAAAATACGGTATGCAAGCGGATATCGAGCATATTCGCGATCAGATGAACAGAAAAAATTATCATTTTAATCTACTCGAAGCGGGCGGGAAGCTTGCAAAAATTGATCGTATTAAAAATTTAATCCCGACTCTTGCTCAAGGCAGATGGTATTTCCCAGATAGCATTTTTAAAACTACGTATGACGGTAGAACGCATGACCTTGTTGACGGTTTTATTAACGAGGAGTTCCTAGCGTTTCCTGTGGCTGTACACGATGACATGCTGGATTGCATGGCACGAATCCTTGACCCTGATCTTCACGCCCTATGGCCGAGAACAATTTATGACGATGAACCCAATGACAGGTACAGACGCGGACGAAAACGAAGCGGTTCTGCCTGGGCAGCTTGATAATGATGAGCTTATCACAGAGATTTCAAAGAACTTAAGCGAAGGAAGATGCCATATCGCGGAATGGCGCATGAGCGCACGCGAAGATTATGATTTCTTTGCAGGCATTCAATGGAATGAAGAAGATGCCGCTAAATTAAGGGAAGAGAATAGACCGGTTGTGACATTTAATCGTGTGGCACGAACGATTAACGCGGTGTGTGGTTTAGAAGTGCAGAATAGGCAGGAAGTGAGATACTTTCCTCGTCAACAGCAACCCTCCGAAGATACACAGCAAGACCCGAACAAGCCACCCGCCGCACCGCAGCCCTCCATTCCAAAAATGGCTGAGTTATTAACACATGCGGGTAAATGGGTGCGTGATCAGTGTGATGCGGAAGATGAAGAATCCGAAGCCTTTCAAGACGCGCTTATCTGCGGGATGGGTTGCACTGAAACACGCATTGATTACGAAGAAAACCCAGAAGGAAAAACAATTATTGAGCGTGTTGACCCCTTTGATTTAGTGGTAGACCCGTCCGCTAAGAAACGAAACTTTATTGATGCTCGATGGATTGCGCGCGTTAAGGAAGTGACGAAGAAACAATTTAGAGAAATGTGGCCTGACTATGAGGATGAAGTGACGCCTGGTGTATTTTGGAATGATTACGATTCGTCTGTTCATGAAGCGGATGAGGCGTGGAAATATGAAAGCGATGAAGGGGAGCGTCTAAGTAAAGCCAATACGGTATCGGTCGTTCAGTACCAGTATTACGAACGAACCACGATGTATAAAGTACTGACCCCTGATGGGAACATGGTTGAAGTACCGGAAGATCGTTTCGAAAAGATGCAGCCTGTTATTGAGTCACAGAAATTAAAGTATGTGAAATTCCCGAAGCGCACTTATTATCAATGCTTTTTAATGGGGAAAGTTCTTCTTGATAAGATTGAGATTGGCTGTAGTCACTTCACCTTTCAGCCTATTACAGGGTTGCGTGATCGTAATCGCAACTACTGGTTTGGTTTAGTCTCTTTAATGAAAGACCCGCAACGCTGGGCGAATAAATGGTTAAGCCAGATACAACATATTATCAATACCAATGCAAAAGGCGGGGCATTTGTGGAAGTGGGAGCCCTTCGTAATCCTCGTAAAGCAGAAGATGATTGGGCAAAGCCTGATGCCTTAATCATGGTGAACGATGGCGCGTTATCCCAAAGCAAGATTATGCCTCGAGAAATGCCACGTTATCCAGAAGGGGTGGATCGCTTACTGCAATATGCAGTGCAAAGTATCAATGATGTGCCTGGGGTTAATCTTGAACTCATTGGCCTTGCAGATCGCGATCAACCTAATGTGCTTGAGCAAACGCGTAAGCAGGCAGGCATCACCATACTTGCTACATTCTTTGACTCACTTAGACGTTATCGCAAAGTACAGGGTAGAGTGCTTGCCTATTACATCCGTGAATATATGTCGGATGGCAGATTAATTCGGGTAGTCGGTCAAGAAGGTGCGCAGTACGTGCCGCTTTTAAAGGATGCTATGGCATTTGAATATGACATTATTGTAGATGATGCGCCCACATCTCCCAATGTGAAAGAGAGAACATTTGGAGCATTGAGCCAATTTTTACCGATGGCAATGTCGTCTGGTATTCCTATTCCACCCGAAATACTGGATTACGCACCGCTCCCCGAAGACCTGATACAGAAATGGAAGAAGCTTATTATTAGTAATCAGAATGATCCGATGAAGAACCAGCTCGATCAAATCAAAAATATGTTGATGCAGTTGGAAGTCCAGCAAAAGCAAGCGGATGTTCAAAAGACACAATCAGATGTTACGCTTAATTATGCTAAATCGGAACAAGCCCATGCGATAGGCCAGGATGAAGCAGCGCAGGCGCAACAAAAGTTGGGGATTGCCACGGCTGAGCATCAAATGAAGTACGAGATGATGATGAAGGAACAGGCACGGAAGGATTTAGAGATGCAATTAAACATGCGCCGAAAAGAACTTGAAGCGCAATTGAACGCACAGCTAAAAGCTAACCAACCCTTTGGAGGTATGCAATGGTAATCATTCTCTTATGTATCATTACTGCTTGTTGTTGTGGACTGGTTTATTTATCGCATGTCTATGGCAGTGAAATTGTGGGTTTATTGCAATTGATCAGTAAAGCAAATAAGTTAAATGATGAAAATGATCCGACAAATATACAGGATGATTATTATAGATGGTGACGCGACTACGGCGATTCGTAGATAAAAATGTAAAAGGAGTTACAAATGGCAGAACAAACGTCAAATGCGGACGTTACCGCAGAGTTAAGTGATGAGTCAGTTGATAAGTTTTTTGAAACAGGTGGAGATGCAGAAGAAGCAGAAATAACTGAAGAAAAATCTGAAAATGATGTTTCAGATGAGAATGATTCTCAAGAAGACGATAGCCAGGATTCTCAGCCAAAGCAAGATAAAAAAGTGCCGTATGGTGCGTTACATGAAGAAAGAGAACGCAGAAAAGAACTTCAAAGGCAGGTACAAGAAATTCAGCGCAAAAATCAAAGGATGGAAGAAACTTTCCAGCAAATGATGCAGCGTTTGCAGTATGGACAGCAGCAACCTCAGTACCAACAGCCTACATACGAAGAAGACCCTTTAGGAACACTCAAGGCGAAAACAGAAAACTTAGAGCGGTTCCTAGCGCAGCAACAACAAGCCGTACAGTATCAAGCGCAGATGGAGCAGCAACAATCTCAATTTATTAATCGCTATCAGCGTAGTGCTGAGGCGTTTATCCAAGACAAGCCTGATTTTAAAGAAGCTTATCAGCATTTAGTGAGTACGAAGCTACAGGAATACCAAGAGGCGGGGTATACGGGCGAACAAGCAAAGCATCTACTTCATGAAGATGAAGCTGCTATTGTAGCCAAAGCTTATCAAGATGGAGTTAATCCCGCAGAGCGTATTTATAAGATTGCAAAAATGCGCGGCTTTGGTGGCGGAACTCGATCAAACGAACAACGGCTTAACCAACTTGAGAAAGGCGTGCAAGCGAGTAAATCATTAAGCAGTACACCTGGTAAATCGGGTAAAGCTGCAATGAGATTAGAAGAGATTGCGGAGCTACCCGATGAAGAGTTTAAAAAAGTGGATTGGGATAAGCTCATGCGTCTCGGCTAAAAGACGTTTCATTAACCTATAGGAGATTGATATATGGTCGATAAAAATAAGGATGTAAATAAAAAAAACTTGTTTCAGCAGCAGCAAGAGCAGCATGACAAGGTAAAACAAAATAAGATTGATCCACATAATCCGCACCCACGTTTTAGTGGAACGGATGAGAGCAGCAACGAAGGTGAAAAATCCAGTGTGGGTGAAAATCGCGTTAATATCGGTACTGAAAAGTATTTGAAAAATAACCGGCTCACTCATGATGGCAGTAGCATCACACCCTTTGGTCAAGACCATGTAGATGCAACTGACAAAAACGAAGTAGAAGGCAATAAACGTGATAGTAAAAAAAGGAGCTAAAAAATGGAAACCCAAACAACCTTAAAATATAAAACCCCATTACCAGGAAAAGGCAAAACCCCAGGCAAAGATGGCGGGAAAAAAAAGAAGTAGTTTTCTACTCCTCTTTCTTAATCCTCTCGTCTCGCAGACGTTAATTGCAAATCAACATTATTTAAGCTTGAGTCGCATTAGAGTCATCTTCGTCTAACTGAACGTCATCAGTTTGTCGTGCGTTCCAACGTTAAGAGAACGGAAGCAAAGCGCAGCTTTAAGAGCGCAATTTTTATTTTGTTTTCACACAAAAAACCTTAACTACAATTGGAGATACGCGCATGGCTACTACACAATATGGCGTGAACCATCCTTTAGCCGTAAAAATTTGGTCACGTAAGCTGTTTCAGGAAGCATTGAAACAAACTTGGCTAAACAAGTTTATGGGTAAGGATTCAAGTTCTGCTATCCAGATCAAAGATGAACTTTCAAAAGGCCCAGGTGATCGCATCACCATCGGTTTACGTATGCAGCTGACCGGTGCTGGTATTGAGGGTGATAATACACTGGAAGGTAACGAAGAAGCATTGAGTACCTATGCTGACAATCTCGTTATCAATCAGTTAAGACATGCTGTACGCTCAGATGGAAAAATGAGCGAGCAACGTGTTCCTTTCTCGGTGCGTGAAGAAGCACGCCAAGGGTTACAAGATTGGTTTGCAGACCGCATTGATACCGCTTTATTTAATCAATTAGCGGGCAATACGGCACAGACTGATACACGTTATACAGGTCATAATGCGACTATTGCACCTTCTGCTAATAACATCATCTATGTCAATGGTACCGCGAATGAGGCACAAGTTGCATCGGCTTCTGCGAGCAACAAGTTCACCTTAGCGTTTATTGATACGGCTGTTGAAAGAGCAAAAACGGCTGATCCTATGATTCGACCCTTAAAAATTGATGGGGAAGATAAGTACTTATTGTTCTTGCATCCTTATCAAGTAACCGATCTTCGTACGAATACGAATAGCGGGCAATGGTTAGACATCCAAAAGGCAGCGATGGCAGGCTCTGATTCTAAGAAATCTCCCATCTATACGGGTGCGTTAGGCGAATATAACGGTGTCATCATTCATGAGTCGACGCGTGTGCCTTCAGTGACTGTGGGTGTTCGTCGCGCAATCTTTATGGGCGCGCAGGCAGGGGTCATTGCATTTGGTCAGGATAATTCGCCCAACAAAATGGTTTGGCATGAAGAGTTATTCGACTACGGCAATCAATTAGGTGTGAGTGCAGGATTGATCTGGGGTGCTAAGAAAGCTGTGTTTAACAGCTTGGACTTCGGCACAATCGTTATCGCATCTTACGCTGCTGCTCATTAATAGGAGGTAATTCATTATGGCAACTTTAACAGCGACTACGTTCGCCCAAGGCCCACGCAGTAATGTGAATGGCACTATAACAAGGTCGGTTCAATATGTTGCAAGTTCAGCCCTTGAAGCGTCTGCACAAACCATTTTGTTATGCAAAATCCCAAACAAAGCCACTATTTTGGATATTATCGAACACCACACAACGGGTGCAACGACTTGCCCAGTGGATATTGGAATTGATGGGACGTTATCTGCATTTGCATCGCAAGCAACACAAGGGGTTGTTAATCGCGCAAGTGTTGGCGCAAATCTACCCTATACCGTCAGCTTGTCGGATGATGCCGTTGCAAATTTTGCAACATTAAAAGCAACGCCTACGCTTGCTTCATCCACAACCAGTTTCAAGCTTAACTTAACTGTTATGTACACGATGGATAAGTAAAGAAACTGTATGGGACAGACAAAACCCCCATCGCTGGGGGTTTTTTTCAGGGATGTAAATTTGATGAAAATTGATCTACAAAAACAGCTCGATAAAGCCTTAGAAATATTACAAAACGAAAAAAGTACGAGAGAAGATTACAACCAGGCCGAAGATATTTTCAATGCTATCTTAAACATTGATAGAAATTCGCCTGTTATTTTGTTTTATTTGGGTTCCTTATTTTTAAAGAAAAGCTATAACGCATTAGCCATTTCTATATTTGAATTAGCACTTAAATTTAATGAAAAATTATTTTGTGCCTGGAATAACCTAGGCTACGCCTACAAAATGGATAGACAGCTAGAAAAAGCCGAACACGCCTTTAGAAAAACAGTTGAGTTAAATCCGAAAGATTCTGACGGATGGATGAATTTAGGCGGAATATTTGTGGCTACTGGCACGCCTGATGAAGCCATTAAATATTCTGATAAAGCATTAAATCTTTATCCTAAGAATCCTCATGCAAAATGGAACAGGGCACTAGCCTACCTTGAGAAAGGTGATTATGAGCAAGGCTGGCGTGATTATGATGCAGGCGTTAGGACATCTGATCGCCAAGAAAGAAATTACCACGAGGAAGGCACGCCAAAATGGAATGGTGATAAAGGGAAGACGGTGGTGGTTTACGGGGAACAGGGCATAGGTGACGAGATTATGTTTGCCTCCATGCTTCCAGATATCATGAAAGATTGTAATGTGATTTTAGATGCACACCCCAGATTGTATGAAATATTTCGTGAATCATTTCCATCACTACCGGTGTTTGGGACACGAAAAGATAACGCGCTTAGTTGGCCCTCGGTCTATAAAATTGATGCAAGGATTGCGATTGGTTCATTAGGGAAATTCTATCGTAACAAAGTGGAAGATTTTCCTGGTACGCCTTATCTAAAAGCAAATGTCGCATTGATTGAAAAATACAAAGCGCGTTTAGATAAATTAAGCCAAAAGATAAAGATCGGTATTTCCTGGAAAGGCGGAACGAAACAAACCAATATGGAAGAGCGTACCATTAAGCTAAACCGGTGGTTGCCTCTCTTAAAAGAAATAGATGCGGAATTTATTTCACTTCAATACACAGAGGGAAGTGAAAAAGAAATTGATAAATTTGAAAAAGAACAGGGCATCAAAATCCATCATTGGAAAGATGCAATTGCCGATTATGATGAAACAGCCGGACTGGTTACCAATTTAGATTTGATTGTCTCTGTTCCTCAAAGTGTCGTGCATCTAGCGGGTGCTTTAGGTGTTCCCACATTACAACTGACTCCTAAACATGCGCTATGGCAAATGGGGCCGTATGGCTTAGATATGCCTTGGTACAGTTGCGTTAAAAACATTTGGCAAGCGCGCGCTGGGGATTGGGAAACCGTTATTGAAAAAGCAAAGGACGAGTTATGTCGTTTATATCAGATGAGTATACCCGCTTAAATAAGCAGTTACATGAAACGAACCCCACCTACGGGATGAGTGGTTTACGACACATGGGTAAGGTTTTAGAGTTAGCGAAGGCGCTAGGTACGACCGATGTTTTAGATTATGGCTGTGGTAAAAGTACGCTTGCTCGTAACCTCCCTTTTACGATCAAGCAGTACGATCCCGCGATTGAAAAATATAAAGAGGCTCCTTCTCCTGCTGATATTGTTGTATGCACCGATGTGTTAGAACACATCGAGCCGGAATTCATTGATAACGTGTTAGAACATCTAGCAAAGCTAACAAAGAAGAAGGGTTATTTTACAGCGTCAACAATAGAAGCTCAGAAAGTTTTAGCGGATGGTAGAAATGCTCATTTACTCATAAAACCTGCAAAATGGTGGGTCGATAAATTCCGAGAATATTTTGAAATCCTCAAATCTACTGAAGAAAATAATGAAGTCATTGTGTTTGTTGAACCAAAAAAGGATAAGATGGATGCTTAGGATTTTTATTGGATATGACGCAAGACAACCTGTCTCGTTTAATGTTTTACAGCAATCCATTATTTCAAGATCAAGCAAGCCAGTTGCCATTACCCCACTTGTTATTGAGCAGCTACCGATAAAAAGGGTGGGGCTTACTCCCTTTACTTTCTCTCGGTTTTTAGTGCCATACCTTTGTGACTTCCAAGGGTGGGCGCTTTTTTTAGATATTGATATGCTCGTTCGTGATGATATTGCGAGTCTATTTGAGTTAGCGGATGACAGATATGCAGCTATGGTTTCAAAAAATGAAAAGAAATTTGAATGGGCGAGTGCGATTCTTTTTAACTGTGAGAAAAATACAATATTAAAACCTGACTATATTGAGCGCGCTGAAAAGCTGCATCATATTGCATGGCTTAAAGAGGAGGAGATCGGGGATCTTCCACGCGAATGGAATCACTTGGTTGGATATGACGAACCCCTAAACGATGCAAAGCTTGTGCATTATACCCAAGGCATTCCCTGCTTTCCTGAAACAATCACCAGCGAATATGTCAAAGAGTGGCACGAGGAACACAAAAAAACAAATTCTTCTCTTCCTTGGGAAGTCTTAATGGGAAATTCAATTCACGCAACGATTAAAGATGGTAAACGCGTTCCTAAATTTGTAGCAGGTGAGAAATGATCGTACAAGGAAAAGTATGGGGTGAGACATCGCCCTTGTTTAACAAAAACAATGTCGAAGTGCATTTGTTAAAAGCGAAAAAAGGCGGGTACTGCTCTAAGCATTACCATCAGTTTAAATTTAATAAATTTTTGGTGATCTATGGAAAACTCAAAATCACGGTCTGGAAAGACTACGGCAAAAAAATCCTGCAAGACATCTCCATTCTGGGTGCGGGTCAAGAATGCATTGTTACACCCCGTGATTATCATCGTTTCGAAGTTCTTGAAGATACTCAAGCGCTTGAAATCTATTGGGTAGAGTTAAATGCGTATGACATCATAAGGGAAGACCACGGAGATATGAATGATGAGACGGAGACAGATTTATGCAGAGAAGTCGAAGGCTTTAGAGCAGAACCTACCGGTAGCTGGCCAGCCATTCTTAGAACATGTTTCCACGAAGGCTGTATCGGATTCAAATGTAGCGAGCAGTAATCTCAATCTCTGCGCTACTTGTAAAAAAATCCTGAAAACTAAACGGAAGAGTCAGGCATGAGTACATTATCACAGATGAGATCACGGATTGAGGATGATTTAGATCGCACTGATTTATCGACTCAAATCACAAAAGCGATTAATCGTGCAATTGAGTATTACGAGTCCGAACGATTTTGGTTTAGTGAAAAGGTAGGCACGTTTGTCACGATTGCAAATCAATCTAATTATGGCACAGCCGATGGTGCGCCATCCGATATTGCAGAAATTGATTATGTTGAAATTACTTTATCAGGAAAAGAATATCCCTTAACAGATAGAAGCTATACCTATATCAAAGATCGGATTGGTGCTGATGTCACAGGTGAGCCATCCGATTTTGCTTACTATCAAGAAAAATTTTACTTTTATCCCATTCCAAATGCGGTGCGCACCATCACTATTTCTTATCAGCAAAAATATGCGGAATTAAGTGCTGATGGTGATACAAATGATTTTACAACCGATGCGGAAGATTTAATTGAAGCGCGTGCGCGTTGGTGGATTTATTCGCGCATCATAAAAGATCAAGAGCAAGCAAATATAGCAAAAGCGGAAGAGGCGGATGCTTTACAAAATTTACGTATTAAAACCGAAAAGCTAACAGGTGTTATCACCAGCACTTCGTTTTAAGAGGTCTAATTATGGCTGATAACGATATTAAATTACTCATCGTAGAGTTGATAACGCTTTGTGAAAAACTCTATCCTGATGAATGGCGAGGCAAGTATACCAGTTCGCAAATGGTGTTTCGTGATTGGCTGAATGAAAAAACGGGGCTGAATGTGGACCATATTGAATATGATCAGCGAGAGGGGGCATTACGTACCTGGGTTGAAGTGCTACAGGGATTGGATGCCGTCTCATGATTATTCCATTTGGAGAATACTTGCCTGATTTGCCTGATTTTAATAATCCAGGCTCAACTATTGCAAAAAATGTCATACCAGCAGGCGACAGCTATCAGTCCTTTCCTTCGCAAACGGTTTATTCTAATGCGTTAGGTGCGCGCTGCATTGGTGCTTTTAGTACGAAGGATGCGGATGGGAACACCGTAAATTTTACGGCAGATGCAAATAAATTATATCGTATGGCATCGGCTGCTTACGCGGATGTCTCAAAAGTAGGTGGTTATACGACAGGCACCGATGAAAACTGGTTTTTTACAAGACATAATAATCGACTGATTGCAACAAATTACAATGACAATATACAAACATTTACCGTTAATACGTCAAGCAATTTTTCGGATTTGTCAGTAAATGCGCCTCGTGCGCGTTATATTGCAACTATCGGTAATTTTATTGTGGTGGGAAATACGTTTGATTCCATTGATGGCAATGTACCTAATCGCGTCAGATGGAGCGGTCTTGATGACCCAACGGCTTGGACAGTATCCGCCACCACACAAGCAGATTACCAAGACTTAAATGTGTCAAATGGCTGGATAAGAGCAGTAGTTAGCGGTGAATATGGTGTCATATTTCAAGAGCGTGCGATTGTTCGAATGGAGTATGTAGGTTCGCCCTTGGTTTGGCGATTTTCTGAGGTAGAAACTGGCAAGGGTACCATGTCTCCCAATTCGGTTGTCAAAGCGGGGAATATTATTTTTTACTTAGGAATTGATGGCTTTTACGCTTTTGATGGTAATCGTTCAATCCCCATCGGTGCGAACAAAGTTGACCAAACATTTTTTGATGAAATTGATTTAGGCTATTTAGCACGTGTATACGGCACAGCAGATTTTGATAAACAAGTGATTTATTGGGCTTATCCTGCCACAGGCAATACCTCGGGTCGCGCGAATAAAATCCTTTGTTATAACTATGCACCTAATTCCAAAAACAGATGGACGTTTATTGACGGTATTGATATTGAGCTATTTTATACATCCTTAAGTGAAGGCTATACATTAGATACGCTTGATACGGTTAGCGGGAGCTTGGATGTTTTGACCACTTCCTTAGATTCACGTGTGTGGACGGGGGAAAATTATATTTTAAGTGGTTTTAATTCAGACCACAAACAAATCAATTTTACGGGTCCTGCGATGACCGCAACTCTTGAGACTGCGGAATTTCAAGCATTTCCTGGGAACCGCGCGACTATTACCTTAGTCCGGCCTTTAGTCAATGGCTCAAGCTCAACCATTACGGTACAAGCAGGTACGCGTAATGTTCAAACATCGGATGTGAGTTATGGCGCAACTTTTTCACCTAATTCAACGGGCGACTGCCCGATAAGATCAAATGCGCGCTATCACCGATTAAGAGTCAATATCAGTGGTGGTTTTGACCAAGTGCAAGGCATTGAAGTGTTAAAAGCGACAAAGGTAGGGACCCGATGAGTTATAACAATATGCCAAAACACATGCCTGATCCGATTGAATGGTTAAGGCGGACGGAACCTGTTGTTAATGGATTGATGCAGGGTAAAAGCAATAATTACGGAACGTTTACACTTATTGCAAACGCAGCATCCACTACAGTACAAGAAGCACCGAATCGAATTAGTGAAACATCTGTTGTTTTGTATGAACCAATGACTGCTAATGCTTCGGCTGAACGTGGGGCTGGCACGATGTATGTGAGTGCAACCTCACCTGCCAATTCTACCTTTACCATTACACATTCAAATAACGCGCAAACGGACAGAACATTTCGATATGCAATCATAGGATAGTCATGGAAGCGCAGAAAGAAGATTTAAAAAAAGAAGTTCGGCTATACGGCGTATTGAGCCACTGTATTGACCAGGTGTGGGAGCATGTCGCGCCACAGTTAGAGAAGGCAATCAGCTATTCAGATGGAAAATTTCAACTTGAGGATGTTTACAGAAGTTTAATTGCACGAGACATGCAGTTATGGGTTGTCTTTGATAAAGATGGCAATTTGTGTACGAGTGTTGTGAGTCAAATACTTAATTTCCCTCGAAAAAAAGTATTTCAACTGCTCTTCATAGCGGGAAAAGATTCAGAGGATTGGCTTTATCTTTATGAGGATTTAAAAGATTTTGCAAAGGAACATGGATGTGTTGCAGTTGAAGGGTATGGGCGGCCTGGGTGGGAGCGATTGAGCAAACATCTAGGGTTTAAAAAAATACATACTATTTATCGGTTTGATATTACTTAAGGAGAAGAAAACATGAGCGATCTTTCATGGTACTTTGGCAATTTGTTTGGAGACAATAATCTTAATCCTGCAATGCCTACCAATAACCAAAACCCCATTAATATGCCACAGATACCACAACCTGGTTTGAATTTAGGGCAAGGTGTACCGCAAATGCGTAACCCTTTATTAGGTGGGGCGACACCTCCTATGCAAAGTCCGATGGGAAGACCTCAGATGGCTCCTCCGCCTTATGCGTTAGCAGCAGGATTGGGTGCAGCGCCTCAATCAAGCGCACAACCTAATTTACCACCGTCCTTTCCACAGTCCAATCCTGCTGCACAAGCACCAGGCGGTTTTGGAACGGGGGCAGCGCCTACGAATATGGCCGGCGCTAAGTCGCCTCAAGACATGACACAGGACAATATGCGAAAAGCCATGCTGATGCAGTATTTAATGGGTGGAGAAGAGGAACCGATTCAAGGCCCCAATGGGGCGCTTCCATCAGGCGCTGGTATGAAAGGTGCGGGAGGCTTTCAAAATGACCCCAATGCAGGTTTATTGAATAGCTTTCCACAAGGGTTGCCTGCACGTAAACGCTTTATTGGTGCCTAATGTTTTAAGCGACTAATGCCTAACGGAATGGAGTTCCCTTTTATGAAAAGGATATATACCAAAAGTGTGCTTGAATTTGATAAGCGCACAGGTCGTTATGAAATTAATCAACAGGAATCAGAATGGTATCACGTGCCTGATGATGAACCGATGGCCTATTGTGGTGGTGCCCCAAGCGGTGGAGGTGGCGGTGGCACACAAACCACTCAAACGGTTGAAAAAGCTGACCCGTGGGAAGGACAACAACCCTACTTAAGCCGAGGCTTTCAAGAAGCACAGCGTCAGTTTTTAGATCAAGCCCCCCCTGATTTTTATCCTGGGTCTACCGTTGTTCCTTATTCGCCTGAAACAAATCTTGCGGTTCAGATGCAAACGAATCGTGCGATTAATGGCTCACCCATTCAGCAGTCAGGTACTGACCAGTTAACGCAAACCTTGCGCGGGGATTACTTAAGTAACATCGGCGATATTTTCTATAACCCCATGCAGCAACAGGTTCAAAACCAAGTAATCTCTCCATTAATGGGGAATTCTTACATGAACCAAATGGAGGGGATATATAACACCTCGCCTTTAGGTGCTGCGACGAACTCTAATGTCATGCGCAACATGAATGGGGATTATTTATATGGTGGTAGCGGATTTAATGCAGCGCTCGATGCCGCCCAACGGCAAGTATTACCACAGGTCAATTCTGCTTTTGAGCGTGCAGGACGAACAGGTTCAGGACTTGCAGCAGAGGCGCAAACGCGCGCTTTAGGCGATGCCTTTGCAAGTCAATATGGGCAAGAGAGACAAAACCAATTAGCTGCAATGGGCATGGGGCAAGCTGGCACTAACGCATTTGCTCAAGGGATTGGGCAAGCAAGACAAACCCAATTACAAGCAGGTCAATTAGGGCAGCAAGGCACGCAAATGCTTATGGAAAATTTAGGGAAAGAACGCGACAACCAAATTCGTTCTATGTTGTTTGCGCCCCAAATGGCATCCCTTGATTATCAAGATATCTCAAAGCTTGCCGAAGTGGGCGCGCAAAAAGAACAAATTGAATCAGAAAAATTAGCAGAGCAAATTGCACGCTATGATTACGGACAGAATTCACGTCAGCAACAACTTGCTAAATATATGAACCTGGTTCAAGGAAATTATGGCGGTTCATCATCTGGCACTTCTACCTCAAGCTTAGATGGTGGCGGTGGCGGTGGTGGGAGCTTCTTGGGAAGTGTTGGAATGCTCGCTCCATTACTTTTCGGTGGTGGTGGCGGATTATTTGGCGGCTTGTTAGGCGGTCTATTCTAAAAAAGGGGTTAATTTTATGGCATTACTACCTTATGCTAATCAGGAAGCAGGGGCACAGCAGTCTCAACAAGCGGGTGGGGCAGGATTATTGAATGATCCCATGATGGCAATGATACTTCTAAGCAGACTTACAGGCAGTAGAAGGCGAAGTGGTGGCGGCGGCAGCAATGCACTCCAAATGATGATGCAAATGCAGCAGCAAGAAGCCCAAGGCAAACGCCAAATGCAGCAGGATGCAATAGAGCAAGAACGCTTAAATATGGCTAAATCTCAGTTTGGTATGCAACAGCAAATGTATCAACAAAAACTGGCGGAAGCTCAACAAGAGCAAGCCTATAATAAGCAACTTGCAGAGCAGATCATGAAGGGTGGACAAACTGGACAAGAAAAATTACCGCCTCCGCTTGCTGCCAATTCTCCTGAGAGGCAACCTCCATTAAACTCAGCAAATATGGTGGCATCTAATGGCGCTGGCGTTCCTCAAAACACGGATATTGGTGAGCGGTTACAAAAAACAATGGTTTCGCCTGCTCAAGCTCAAGCGGTTTCAGATCAACAAGCTATGCCGCAACTTTTAACGATGAATCAGCCTGACCCACAAAGAAGTGCGATGGAAGATATGCAAAGACGTCAAATGGCAGCAGCCTATGCACAAGCGGGTAAACATAAAGAAGCAATGGATCTATTGAAAGGCCCTGATACGGGCGAGATTGGGAAAAAACTTGCGAAAAAAGATGCCGATATTATCGGTTTGGGTCGTGAGGCATCTCGAATGGCACAAACCATGCTTCCAGAGATTCAAGATTTTAGAGATGTCTTAAAAGAAACGAATGATGGCGTTGTTGGGCCACTTATCAGCAAATTTGGTATGAATGAGATGCTTTCATCAAACGCCCAAAAACTCAATCAAATCGGAAGTAATCTAACATTGAATGCAAGAAAGTTACTAGAGATGCCTGCTGCTGGATTTTCTGATGCAGATAGAGATTTTTTAGAAAAAGCGACCCTCAATACGAAATTTGATAAAGATACATTGTTTCATATCGCAGATAAGATTGACACACTTGCTAAAAAATCCATTATTAAAAACAAATTTAATGAACAATATTTAAAAAATAATGGCAGTTTAGAAGGGGCTGATTACGATTTCTTTCAAAAAACGGCCGCAATGGAGCAAATGGCTGCCGATGCTATTAAACCTAAAAGTGAAGGCGGTTTAGGGAAAAGTCCTCAAGAAGTAAAAGCGATGCTAATGAAAATGAGAGGCTATTAATATGAATACCTCCCGCAATCCATTTTTAGATTTGCCTGATTCACCAGAACCAAGTGTTCAACAAGGAATGGGTAGGAACATTTTGGAAGGGATAAAGCAAGGCGCAGCAGATGTTGGCGATATGGGCAATAAAGCCTGGCTAAATGTCGCAAAATGGGCAGGCGCTGATAAAAATTTGCCAGTGCGCTATGACGATTACAAGCAATTTTCAGATAGCGAAGCTAAAGCTTTCGATCAAAGCCCAGCAGGACAAAGTATGTCAGGAAAAGCCGCACGCTTTGGAACAAATGTATTGCCTTATGCTGTGGTGCCAGGTGGTATTGCCGGTGGCATTGGAAAGAGAATGCTAACAGGCGCTGTTGCAAATTCTGGTATTGGTTTAGTGAGTGATATTGCCGATAATAATTCAGAATTAACCAATACGAAACTCGGGGCGTTTACGGGTGGCCTTATTCCTCCTGCTTTAGCAGGTGCCGCAAAAGTAGGTACCCCTGCCTATAATTTCTTATTTCCAAAACATAATGTATTAAATCAAGTTGCCAATTCTGTTGATGATGTTGGAAAAATGATTGCGACTAAAGAAGCAGGGCAGGCAATCGGGCAACATTTAACGCCTGCGGAAGCATCTGGCAACCAATTTTTAGCGCAAATTCAAGGCCGTTTAGGGATTAATGATGATACCGCTAAAGCATTACAGCGATTTGGGGAACAACATACTTCGCAACAAAAAAGCGCTATCGGTTCTTTGCTTGATGATATTAGCCCTGTAACGGGAAGCGCATCGAGTGATATAAGAAACGCAGCGCAAAGAATTTTAAAAGGCCAAGAACAAGCTCTTTCTAAAAAAGCCTCACCGATCTATCAACAAGCTTATCAAGATGAAGTACCACAAGAGGTTTTTGATAAGTTAATGCAAAATAAGCGTTTTAGCTTAGGTGTGAAAAATGTTTTATCTGACCCTGATTACTCACAAGCTTTAGCAGATGTTAATCCAAGAAGCATTCAATTTTTAGATGCTGTGAAAAAACAAATAGGAGATGCTTATGAATCTGTTATGTCTCCACTGAATCCTAAAAAATGGAAGGGTTCGCTTATTCAAAACACACAGAAGAACTTACTCAATCAGCTAGATGAAGTAAGTCCTGCATACAAAGAAGCGCGCGCTATTTATGGGGAGGGGGCTTCCCCTTTAGAATCTTTAAAGAACAGTCAATTAGGGCAAATTGCTAATCTCAAAGACACGCAGCTAAAACGTGTCCCTAATATGATTTTTGACCCCGCCCAAACCGATATTAAAGTAATGAAAAACCTACGTGATCAAATCACAAAACAAAATCCTGATGCTTGGCGACAAGGCATTAGAAACTACATGGATAGTAAATTAAACAAAACCATGAATGCTGATACTGGGCAGGGAAATAACTTTTATAATCAATTTTTATCGGGTGATAAGGAATTTAATCAATTATTGCAAGCCACAAAAAATATTCCTGGCGCGCAAAAGAAATTAATTGATATGCGTGCAACATTTAAAAATCTTATCAATCCTGTGACACCACAAACAGCCGCAAGATTAGCAAGGTCATCGCTTGATGTTTCAAGAAGTACGTGGCAATCGGTAAAAGACTTTGCCGCAAATATGCTAGGAGGCCGATACGATAAGGCATGGGTTGAATTTATTACTAATCCTGATTGGGATAAGCAATTAAATAACTACATGAAAGCTCCAACCAGAAATGTTTATGAAAAAGCTATTAAATTTGGCTCAATTTTAGGAAAAGTTAATACGAGTATGAATGTTGAAAAAAATAATAATCGTTATGAAGACCAGCCTATTCCTCGCCCAACATTAAATATGAAAAATCCATTTCTTAGTCTTCCTGATGCGGAATAAAATGAGATACCTCTATGGCTATGTTAGATGATTTTTTAAATAAAATGAAAGAGAGTACATCTGGTTCTGGCGTTGTAGGTAATGCGCTGGGGTTAGATCAAAACACCGCCGGCTTATTAGGCATGGCCTTCATGAATGCGACAGGCAATAAAGATATGGCTCGTAAGATGTTAATGATGCAGATGTTAAATCAATCTGCGCCACCACAACAATCTTACCTCGAACAAAATTACATGCCACAAGCATCAAAATATATCGCGCCAAGTCTAAATCTCCCTCAAGAGCTGAACCCAAAACTTGCCTCGGCTATTCCCAATATTATGGCAGAACTGCGTGCTAAAGGTTGGCAGCCTAAGATTGCGAGCGCTATTAGAACGCCCGAAGAGCAAGCCGAAAAAGTACGATTAGGTTATTCTCAAACAATGAATAGTAAGCATTTACACGGCAAAGCAGTTGATATTGTCGATGAGCGCTATGGCTGGAATGGCCCTACATCTGATACAAATCATCAATTTTGGAAAGATTTAGGAGAAGCTGCCCAGCGTCAGGGTATGCAGTGGGGTGGGAACTGGAAAAACTTTAAAGACGTTGCGCATGTTCAAACTGCCTTGATGCAGCAAGAAGCTAAGAAAAACCTTGGTTTACTCAACCAGCAAACATATTACGCTTAATTACCCGTTATTAGGTCAATATATTGCGCTTAATTACCTGTTACTGGAGATTTCATTATGCCAATTAAAAATTGGAGCAGTACACCTGCATCAAATAATTCTGCCCCGCCAAATGGCGCGCCTGAAGGCATGGCACCCTCGACTGTTAATGATACGATTCGACAGCAAATGGCAGACCATCGCAGCCAATGGGAGGATGCAGAATGGTTTGATTGGGGTGATACACCTTCTCGTGCCTCGGCCACTTCTTTTAAAGTAACGACCGATGTAACATCTCGTTATCTGGCTGGACGCCGCATTAAGGCATTTGATGCTTCAACTTTATATGGAGTTGTTGCATCATCGAGTTATTCAGCGCCCGATACAACAGTGAATGTTACACTTGATTCAGGAAATTTAAGTACCAGCTTATCAAGTATTGGAATTGCGATATTATCGCCCACTAACCGATCCATACCAACTTACAATTTTGACACAATCACTGCGAGCGGGGCTGCACAATTTCAAAGTACTGCACAATTTCAAAGTACAGTGACAGCGTCAGGCGCTGTCGTTATGAAAACGACCGCAACTGTAGAAGGGGCTTCGACTTTTTCAGGGGCTACGGTATTTAAAACCAATACGACAACTGAAGGCACAACGACTTTATCTGGCGCGGTAATATTAAAAACCACACTAAGTGTTGAAGGAGCAACTACTTTCTCAGGATCAGTCACTTTTAAGACTACTCCTGTTTTTGATAATTTAGCAACTTCAGGAACTTTTAGCGCGTCAGGCGCTGTCGTTATGAAAACGACCGCAACTGTAGAGGGAGCTTCAACTTTTTCAGGGGCTAGTGTATTTAAAACAACAGCAAGTGTAGAAGGAGAGGCAACAATCTCAGGTACACTGACATTAAAAACTGTTGTTACAGGAAATGCGATGGCTGACCAGAGTGCGCAGGAGGCAGCATCAGTGACGAATAAAATAGTTTCGCCAGGTCGTATGATTTATCATCCTGGCGTAATGAAAGCTGTTTGCCAAACATCAGATTTTGGTGTAGCTAGTGTAAATTCAGGTTCTTATAATGTTTCCTCTGTAACAGATAATGGGACAGGTGACTATACAATTAACTTAAGTATTACACTTTCATCAACATCTAATTGTGTTCCTCTTGTTTCAGCTTTTCATCCGAGTGAATTCGGTAAGACTGTACAGATTAAAGATATACAGACAACTTCTGTTCGTGTTCAGAGAAGTGATGCTTCTGGCATAGCTCAAGATGGTAATATTTATTTTGGCTTATTAGGAGATTTGTAATATGAATCATCCAGAAGATTATAAAATTATTTGTCAACCTTATGACAGTGATACAATTTCTATTACAACTCCTACAGGTGAAAAAAGTATTAGTTATGTCAGAAAAGATATTTTTAATAGAGTAGGTAATATTGAATTAACAGAAATAGGTTTAGAAACTTTTTTTAAAATATTACCTAAAGATAGAATATTTAGAAACGCATGGAAATTTAATTCTACTGGTATTATTGAAGATATACCTCTATCTAAAAAAATCATTAAATCCAAAAGAAATTTTGCGCTAAAGCGTTTGGATAATTTATGGGTGAGCGAATCCAGAAAACCAAAAGGCAACATCAACACAATAGATAAAATAGCAAAAATTCTGCGAGATATACCAGAAAAAGAATCCTTTAAATCTTCAGATATTAATAATCTTAGAGGATTAATGCTTTATGTGAATAATGTTCTTAATACTATATCTATTGACACTGATTTATTGCCACAATACATTAATAACACCCTTTTTATTAAAGATGATCGAGTTAATTTTATTGGCAAATTATTTTCTCGGATAACATCATTAAAACCTAGATTTTCTTTTTAGGTGTTGATTATTTTTCTCTTACTAACGATTTTTATTTTTGTACGATAAATTCAATCACCGTAGTATTTTTTGGTGAGGGCGTTTTTGATCCGTATGGGGATGTTGATGTGGGGCTTCCTGAGCACGAGTCTACTATGTACAGGTCTAGTAAAGATGGCTGTTTTTTTAGAGGTTCGTCTTTTAAGAACCCACATGTCAATAAACTGTGTGTGCCTCTTATTAGTTGTAATGCAGCACTAGCTACTATTAAAGACCAACCTACGGATATTAATAAAGACCCTGCACCTATAATACTACTATAAGCCAATAGACTCCATCCAATGCATTTTAAAAGATTCACTAAACCATCAATAATCGCTGAACGATACTCATTCTTGTATTTCATAGTAGATTTTTCTGTCATCCTTTCATCGGTAGGACTTTTTATATTATGCACTTCAATTTCTACTATCCAGTTTTTACTTGGATAACCATGGTAAACTCTTTCTATACTTCCTATCAAATCAATGCCTGAACTGACAGCAAAACCTAGATAAGAAAATGCGATAGAAGGCGATACAACACTTTTTAAAGTAAACATTTTATAGGCTACGAAAGAACCTATTAATGAACTTCCAGAAATAAAATTAAGTATGGCGTTAATATATTTTTTTTCCTTTATATTAAAACAAGCATTGGCTATTTTTAGAATACCAAAAAATACATCTTCGCAAGGGAGTGAACAAATTGATTGTTGAGCGGTGCCTAACAAGGGGAAATCTAATGTTTCTGTATTCGTTTCATCCATTACATTGAGAAAAGCCGTTCCTAAAATAGCTGTGCCATTCCCAATGTCATTAGCTAATCTTAGCACGCCTAGCTTATCTATTATCTTCCTTGATGTCATGGCTGTCCTCCTTGTTGTGAAGAACTCCCTTAATAAAATCTTTTGAACAGTCTATTTCTTCGTTTTTTTTAATCCTTTAAATCCCGTTTACTATTTCCAATTCTAAAAGCCTAGCTTGTATTTCTTCATATCTTTTTCTGTTTTCAGGATGAACTTTATCAAAATCATAAATCAGAGATTTTCTTTTTTCGCGCAGATCATTTATTTCATTTTGTATGTTTAAAAGCATTTTTTCTCCTATACTGTCTTGATTGCATCGCCGAGAACAATTATAGCAAACAAACCCCTCAATATATTGACATGGTGAAAAATTTTTCTAGCAAAGAGCGCAAATGTGATATTTTTTTTATTAATAGAAAAACTTTATTTAAAAACATCTTTTATACAATCCTTTAAATGCATTGGATTTGCTACCACATATTTCAAAGATTGCGCCTCCGTTTTATGCCTCATCAGCACTTGCAAATATTTTGGGTTATTATATTTATAGTTAAAGTCACTCGCAAAAGTCACCCGCATACAATGGCTAGATAGTCTGCCTGCTGATGTTTCATGTAGCCCTGCTTTTAATAAGATGTGTTTAAAAAGATTTACAATTGCAACTTTGTGAAAAGGTTTTCTCTTATACCTTCCTCCTTTCTGAGAAGCAAAAAGAGGCTCTTCAAGATCAAGAACCCTACCAAATAATTGTGCGTGTTCTTTCCTCTCCTCTATATAATCTAATATGGCTTTTCTGACAGACTTAACAACATTATAGAAATACCCGCCGCCATAGCCGCCTTTAGTTTGTTCAGGATTTATATAGCAATTTTCCAATAATTTCCAATCTTTATCGAAGATATTAGATAGTTTTAAGTTGCGTATTTCGCACGCCCTAAAACCATTTACACTACCTACGAGGAACATAGCAATATTTCTCTTTGCGTAGCGTTCGCCTGCTTGGCATTTAATGACTCGTTCTCTTTCATCGGGGAGTAAGTATCTTGCGGGTTTTGGCATACAAAAATCCTTATACCTTATTAATGCACTGTTCACATGTGTCATGCCCTTCCCAAGCATTAACCCAATTGATACCGCACACTACACATTTTGTCTTCATTTTTTCAACTTCCATTTTTCCTGCTATATCTTGTATTATCTGTTCGCCTCTTTCCTCCTCCCACTCATCTAAAGCTTCTTTTTGGTCACATGAAGGACAAAGAATGGTTGTATTATCACTTCGGCTAGTACCTATATATCCTTTAGGATCGCTAGAACCGCACTTCCCGCATTTTGTATTTTTTATGTTCATATTTACCTCTAAAATGTGAATTTAGATCACAATTATACACGTAAATTCACATTTATTTTTAATGAATAATGGCATAAATTTATAACATATTGAATTTACTTGAAAAATAAATAAATGTGAACTTATGTATCTTTCTTCACATTTTCTAAAAGCGTGCTATACTGAAAGTATAAAAAATGATCATTAATAATATTAACACGATAGAGGAGGCTCGACTATGATAACCAAAAACCAAACTAAGAGGCTTGAGGACGATATGAAAAGGATAGCAAAGAGCAACGACATACGAATAAAAATGATTGAAAATGAAGTTTATGCGTTTGGCGGCGAGCTAGAAGTTTTAAGAATTTTTGCATATTATCTATCAAAAGGGAATCACCCTTCAACTAGATATACGGTTGATTATTCTAAAAATTATAAATCATATTTTTTAAGATTTGAATTAGATATATAAGGCATATAAGGAGGACTCTACTATGAAACATACTTTTGAAATTTACAAAAAACACGATAAAGGAATTAAGCTAATCTCAAAATGGGGAAACAGCGATTTTCCCCTAGACAGGGCAGAAAATGAATCAGCTTTAATAAAAGAACTTTTAAAAGGAACTAAAGCATTTGGAGTTTTAATAACAAATTTTTAATTGTATAATTACTTTATCTTTAAATTGAATGCCACCATGAAAACAGAAGAACTAGAAAAACAATCCTCTTCGTTTGAATTATCAAAGAAATTAAAAGAGCTTTTGGTTAAGCAAGAAAGTTATTTTTATTGGTGTGAGTTTAATAATGAAGAATCAAAAATATTGCCAGGAATTTATGAATATCTTACATATCCAGAGGTGCTACAAAAAATCTCTGAATCAGAATTTGAATCGAATCTTTCTGATGCAGGTGAATCGCCAGATACAGGCTATGGTTATGGTATAACAGAAAATGTTATAAACCATTTTTCAGCCTTCACTGTTGCAGAGCTTGGTGATATGCTTCCTCCTGAGATAGAAAAAAGAGGACATCTTTATATAATAAAACATATATCTTATCATCTTTATGAAGATGGAATTAAGCAGCCATGCTGGCAACTTGAATATGCTAGTCACGAAGATTATTTTGAATGTGAAAAACCTACAATCATTGATATTAAACAAGCAGACGCTTACGCAAAAATGCTAATCTACCTAATAAAAAATAATCTTGTCTCTGACGAATGGAAAAAGGAATGGCTAAATATATAGATAAGATACTGAAGATTATTAGGAGAGCAGTTGATGTGGAAAAAAATTCAAGAAACTAAATTTGTTGATTCAGAAACTATGTCTCCAGAAAAATATCTTAATCTTTCTGATAGATATAAGATGAACATTAGTCAAACAAGAATTATACCCGCTCAGTTAGGAAAAAAAGATTTTGGTAAAATACAAGTAATTTATAGAATGCCTGTTTTAGGAAATAATTTAAAATGAAAAGTTGTATCTGTATTTGCGAAAAATCAGCAGAGCCTTATTGGGTTATTCGCCTATATGGGGATAACATATTAATATGTAAAAAGTGTTACGATAATATTATAACAAAACCAACTATAGAGACATTCGAACAATCAAGAATTTATTTTAAAAAATATCGAATACGTAAATTTATAAAACAATTTTTGTTAGGCGGTTTCTTTATTCTTATACCATCTTGGTTAATAGGATTTAAGTTTGGAATAAAATATGAATTCATTGTACTAGGTACGTTCATTTATACAATTATTTATTTAGGAATTAAAGAATTGCTTGATATGTAAGTAATATACTATTTACATACTCAATGGATAGGCATTTCAAATATGAGTAACGGTAAATTTGATATGCCAATAACACACTGGATGCTGCTTCCAGAACCAACTAATCAGTCATGATTTATCCTGGAAGTATCCTCTTTGAATCCTTCTTTTTTTCCGCCGGTCAATTTCTTTTTGCATTATTCCTAAATTATCATAGAAATAGTTTTCAATCGCTTTACGTTTTTTTCCGCCTCGCACAATAGTCAAAACAGGTTTATCTCCTTCGTAATGTTGGAACATATAATAATATCTACCATTAAATGGATTATAAAATTTAAGTAACATAACACTCCCCTGTTTTGTGTTTTACCTGGCTTTTATTTATTTTTTATAGAAACAAATAATATTATTTAAAACGCCATATATCAAATTTATTTCTATTTTAAAGTAAGCCATTGAATTTCATGATAAATAAAAATCATATTAATCATGTGGTTAATAAAATCTATAAAATATAAAAAATATTTTTTTTTACCCTATTTAATCAACACGTTACGAGCCAAAAAAATAGCCAAAAAACTTGCATCCTAGGATTTATGAACTATACCTAAATTATACGCTAATACGAAACATTAAATAAGGAGGTGCAATCATGAGTAACTATAACAAAACAAAAGGATATAGAGATTACGTACTGAATCACGAACAAGCACACGATGCTTTGGATTTTGTTAGAGATGCTCTGAATCACAGAACCTTAGAAGCTATGTTAGACGATGAATTACAAACTTTAGATGAATAGGAGGCTTTATGAGTAAATATATATTTAAAGAATATGCACCACCTAAAGACTTTATAGAGGCACTTGGCTTGGGGAGTGGTTGGTTAGCTCGGGCAATAGATGAATGGTTTGAGATGCTAAAGAAAATACTAAACATGAATGTTGCCTCTAATAGAGCAAAATGGTTCGCTGATCGTAATCTAGTAGAAGATGGAAGATCAAAACTCTTACTTAGTTCATGGATAGATATAAAAGAAAAGTGGTTTAAATCAGATGCAGACAAGTTGCAATTGTTAGACATAGAGAAAAGAGCCGAAAGATTGAGTGTTGAACAAGCATCTGAACCAAAAAAGGATACAGAGCAGTTTAAAGACTTAACTAATGATGAACTTAAAGAAAAGATTAAAGAAATGAGAGAACAACGTACTAATGCTAAGAAAGAACAAGAACAAGAGCGTCTATATCAGGCATTTGAAGCTGAAAGGATGAAGCCAATTTATGAACGTAAGGAAAGAGAATGGAATTCTCATGTAGCTAATGCTTTTCAGGAGAACGCTGCAAGAAATGATGGCAAATTTAAGAATGAAACAAACATTAATTTACCACGCGCCAAAGCTGCATAATGGAGAATGTAAAAACATAAACGGAAATCAAGGCAATGGTTGGGTAATTATTAGGAGGATATTATGAGTAACAAATTAAATGAAATAGAGGCTTCTGATAATCTGATTCTTCTGAATAAGATAATGGAAATAATTGAGTTTAAAGAAATAGATGTAAATCATGAACAGCGATTATGTGAATTAGAAATTATGAAAGAAGACGATGAGTAAAAAACGTATTAACGAATATATTAATTATACTCTCCAATAGGAGGTGCGATCATGAACAAAATAGAAAATTTAAAAAAAGGTGAATTTTTCAAATTCATCGCTACTGTAATTAGAAGAAATGGGAAATTTTACATATTAACAAAAGACAGCTTTGGAGGGAGTTTAACAAATAAATTTTTAGATACGGATGAAAATGTTTACGAAGTCAAGAAAGATTTGCTTGTTAGTTTAAAAGTAGATTTTGATATTTATTTTGAAACAGCTATTTTCCAAGACCGTTCTAATGAACAACTTAAAAAAATACCAAAAAAATTATATCAGAAATTAACCTCATAAAAATGAGGCTTATAAATTAACGAGGAGGATGCAGCCATGTTTGAGAAATCATATTTAATAAAAGCGTTTTATCAATGGGCGAGTGATAACAACCACAAAATTGAAATATTATTGTGGGCTAAACACCCTAGCTTTAATAGCACTCAGCCTCAACAATTTTTAGAAATAGATGAAGAAGATTTTTTGCTTCTTAATATTTCCAAAGGGTGCGTACATACAGAAATAGGGAAAGATGCAATTGAGTTCAGTTTTGTCTTTCGAGGGGAGGATTACAAAATATCTGCGGACATAGAGGCTATTTATTGGCTCCGCGCTAAGGAAGTAGGCGAGTATTTACGTTTAGACGGTGTTAAAAAGCCATATATAAAAGGTGTTTTCACTAACCTGCGCGAAAAAGCAAAAAGGAAAAAGGAAATAAAGAATAGAAGAATCGGCATGGCTCCTGAGGATATAGAGAAATGGGTAAGAGAGAATAAAGATAAATATACTAGTATGTTGCATATAAACGACTGGCATATCACATACAAAATTATTAAACAAAATGATCCAGTATCCATAAAAAACGAAGAGCTTCACACCAATGAAGGCGGACGATCTGCTGACTGTAGCACGATTTATAGATATAGCAGTGCCACCATAAGATTGTTTGCAGCCCAAATACATAGTGTTGAATCATTAAGAAGAATTTTAATACACGAGCTAGCTCATGTTGCTGCGGCGAGTTTTGATCTTTATAGAAGGTTTTTTGAAGAGGGAGGCAAACTTTTTGATAGCGAAAAACGTATAGCAAAAAAACTAGCGTCTGACATTAACGAATTACTCGCTGTAAAAATGGAAACTATTATAGCGGGTCAGCAGGAGGATTTTATTGGTATATATGCAAAAGCATCTGAATCGGATGAAAAGTTTAGAAGTGATTGCTATGAATATGGCGTTGCGGATAAGCCAGTCATTATTTTTGATATTAATAAAGAAAAAAAGAAAGACGCTTATGAAATTTTAGACGAAGAAAAGAAATATGACTCTAAATTTTGGTACGAAAAATGGCAAAAAGCTATTGAAAATTCCAAAGAGAGAGAAAATCTAAATAAAACAGAATCTGAAAAAGAAAAACAAAAAGAAAAAGAAAGGGATAAGACAATAGATTCTTATGAAAAGCATAAGAAAGAAATAATATTACCTGTTGATTTTAAAAATACGGAAGATAGGGACACTATGAAATATGACTGGAAAAAAATAATAGTTCCTACATTTATAGGAGGAATGAAAGAAGAAGGTAATGTTAATAATTCTAATAATGCAAATCAATAATTGAAGGATATAGAGATTATAAAATTTACGGTGATAACTAACGAGGAGGGCTCAACCATGTAGAAATTTAAAGATGTAAATGAAGCGAATTTAATATAGTTTTATAAACGATATGAGGAGGATTTATGAGTATTTTTAATAAGACAACTAATACAAGTAAAGATTCAACAGTTAAAGATGCAATCATTGCAGCACGTTATCAAGGTTTGGAAAGCTTAGATGATGTCAAAGGGTATGTTAATTGGATTTTACAACTAGAAATGGATAGATTAACCCATAAGTATAAAGTTCAATTGTTAAATGATTGGCATCCTGCCTCAATCAGAAAGCAAGAACTTCGTGACTTACAAACATCAATACGAGAAAAAACCTCTTTTGATAAAATAGTCACAGAGTTAGAGAATAGAAAGGCGAAAACATCAACCTCACTATTCTCTACGTCAGGTTGTGTCGGCAGATTTTTTAGTAGATTTGGTCTTTTTAAATCTACAGGCGAAGACAATATTAACCTGTTAATTAACCAATTAAAGGATAAAAGTACCGTGATTAAAGCATGGATTGCTGCAAAATCTGGTGAATCTAACTTTCGATATAAAGGATGATTTTGGCACCGCACATGGAGGTACAGCTTTGTAGATATAATTACACTCAGGGAGATTTAAAATGGTATATTTAACAACGAAAGAAGCATGTGAAAAACTCACCCTTATTTTTAAAACTAAGATAGGGGTGAGGACTATTCAGCAACAATGTCAAAATGGATATATAAAAAATATAATAAAAAATGGTTGCTATTTTATAGCAGAAGAAGATGTTAAAAATTACAAAATTAAACGGCGAGGAAGGCCAAGAAAAGATTATTGATTTTCATTCGGATGGGACTGTGTGGCATCAAAATATAAATCACACGGTTTCCCACATTTTTTGCATACGTAATGAGGAGTTTCCCCGTCAAACATTTCAACGTCTGATTTACAACATTTACTCATACATAAAAATTCATCCATAAATAAATCTTCTTATTATCTTGAAGAGGCAGCTTAATATTAAATTATACCATGCAGGTTATTATTCTTATCCCAAATGAGAAGCAATCAATAAGGATTACACTGACTATTTGGAAGATATTTAGACGGGTTTTCAGTAACATGCCTACACGCCTAATGAGGAATGTCATTGTCCACGCCGCGATTGCCATAAACTTTATTAAACGCCACTTTGATATTTATTCATTTTACTGGAAGATCGTTAGAATCTTTATTTAAACTTATATCTTTTTGTTTATCAGAAACAATTCTGCGAATTTTTTTTAAAATACCATTTAACCAATATTCTAAATCCTCTAGGCTTTCTAAAGACAATGTTTGTGGCATAGGCATTTTAAATAAAACATCCCCTTCAATTATTTTTGTAAATTCCTTCCATTCCTCAGAATCGGCTTTTTGGTTTTCCATACTCATTTTTTCATTAGCCTCTATTAATAAAAATAGTGTATTACATTATTCTGTTGCGACGCGCCGAGTTTTACCCAGCTCGAACAGTCGCTTGCGCTGGCGGCCTATTTTCCCAAGAATTCCCTAGTATCGTCAGCCATTGATCATTTTATAAAATGAAACAAAGCCTGCAATCCCCCTAATATTGCAATGGTTGTCATTACTGATTTCACAATAAAAGCGTATAAGTCCATCTTTAATTCTTGTAAGTCTTCTTTTGTTGCTGTCCTCAATTCTTGTATATCTTCTTTCGTTGCTACCTGGTTGTTTTCAAGCATCTGAGAAAAAGCATGTTGGGTAGCTTTTGTCATAGCCTGGGCTTGCTTCTGGTCCACCCCTGCATTCTTTAGCTCCTCCATATATTCTAATGTGTCAAATGGTAGAGTTGTTTTCATTTTCATTTGCCTCATTTATAATATTATTTAATATAATTTTCTCTAGCCTATTCCGTATTTTTTCATTAAGTTCACTGATTTTATTTATTTTATGATCTATAGATGATACGTGAGTATGAATACAAATAGGAGTTTTTTTCCAAAACACTTCCTCTAACGCGATTTCTAATTGACCTTTAACCTTTGTTATGTAAATTTCTTGCTTATTTATTAAATCTATTGTTTTAGTTATCATTGTCATGACTTGATCCCCTCGGATTGAGTTATAATTAGCGCTGTCATTGTGTTATCGCATAATGGCAGCGCGCTATTTTTTATTAAAATAGAATCATATCATCAAAAAATTCCTCTTTGCTCGGATTATTTTTATTTTCTTCCTGAATATGAGTCTCTTTTTCTATAAAATTTCTAATATCATTTTTTGCATCC